TTGATCGAACTGATAGGGGTTTAGATATGAATAGAAGAAAATTTATAGGATATTCTGATGCTTATAAAGAATTAAAAGGTAAAACAAGAGTAGATCTACAAGACACAAATGATATGCTTAATTCTATTGATTCTAGAGTAGTAAGCAAAAACAAAGTTCAAGTTTTTTTTAGAAGTGGTAGAGAAGCAACAAAAGCTTTTTGGCATCAAACAGGACAAGGGAAGCTTCCTGTTAGAAAATTTTTTGGCTATGATAAAAAACTAGAAAAGGTTATACAAAACAACTTTTCAAAATTTATTAAAAGAGAAATTAAAAGGTTAGGATTATGAGTGTTAGAGAAGATATAGCATCAAATGTAGCATCTGTCATAGCTGGTATTACAAGTCCAGCAGTTAGAAAAGTATCTAGACAACCTTTTCCATTAGAAGAATTATCACAACAGCAATATCCAGCAGTATTAGTTCAAACTATTGAAGAAACTAAAGAAGATCAAGAATTAGGTAGTGGTGCTAAAACTAGAATAGCAAACCTAGAATTTGGAATTACAGGCTATGTTAAAACTAATGATGATAATATAGATACTGCTAGAAATAATTTAGCGAGTGCAATAGAAACTGCTTTAGAAACAGATATTACTAGAAATGGTAATGCTTTAGATACAGAAGTTTTATCTATAGAAACTGATGCTGGATCCTTATTTCCATATGGAGCAGTATTAATAACTATTAGAGTTACATATGAACATCAATCTGGAACACCATAATGAGTAAAGCAGAAAGATTAATAGAAAAATTAGAAAGTAAATTAGATAATATTGAAAAATTAGTAGATGAGATTTCTTTATTATGCTTAGATTGTAGAACTAAAATAGATAAGTTTAATGAGGAAGAACATATTGAAGAATTTCCAGAATTAGATGAATTTGAAGATGATGAAGATATTGACGAAGATGAAGATAAGTAATATAAGGCATTATGGCAAAAGATATTAAATTATATAAAGATGGTCATGAGATTATTATCAATGAAACACAGCTTGATAATTTTTTAGAACTTGGCTATAAGAAACAAAAAGAACACAAACCACAACCTAAAAAGGATAACAAATGGCAACACACCACGGAAAAGAAGGCGTAGTTACAGCTGGTGGAACTGCAATCGGCGAATTGACAGGATTCACACTTGAAACTTCTGCTGATGTTGTAGAAGATACGCAATTATCAGATGCAACTAAATCATTTTTAGCTGGAAGAACTTCATTTAGTGGCTCATTAGATATGAGTTATGATGAAAGTGATTCTCCACAACAAACTTTAACTGCTGGAAGTTCTATTGCTTTCATTTTATTACCAGAAGGTAATACTTCAGGAGATGAAAGTTTTACAGGAACAGGAATTGTTACAGGAATGTCAGTTACAAATGGTATGGACGCAGTAGTAACAAGATCAGTGACTTTTCAAGGTACAGGAGCATTAACTAGAGGTACTGTCTAATATTAATTTATGTCAGTTATCGATAGAGTTAAAACTCATTTTGAAACTTTACAAACTATAACTATAGAAGTTGAAGAGTGGAAAGATGAACATGGTAAAGCTTCTATCTTTTATTCTGAGCCTTTAACCTTAGAAGAAAAGAATACAATCTTTAAAAAGTCTAATAATTTTCAAGATCTAACAGTTTTAGTAGATTTATTAATCATGAAGTTAATGGTTAAGAATGATAAAGGAGATCTTGTAAAAGCTTTCCAACCAGAAGATAAATTTGCTTTAAGAAAGAAAGCAGATTCAAATGTTATTGCTACTGTTGCAAATCAAATCTTAGTAGATGCTAATTACGAGGAAGCTGAAAAAAAGTAGATAGCGACACTGATATTCAGTCCTTATTAGTAGTCGCAGATAGATTAAAACTCCCTATAAAAGAAGTTTTAAAAATGCCTATTAGCCATTATAATCTTTGGTTAGCTTACTTGAAAAAAGAACAAGATCAGTATAAAAACGAACAAAGATTAGCAGAAGCAAGAAAGTTTAGATAATGGCAAGTCAAAAATTACATGTAGATATTATAGCACGAGATAAGTCGAAACAGGCTTTAACTCAACTTCAAAAAAACTTAGGTAATTTAAAAAGATCTATATTTAATATTAGAAATGCTTTTTTAGGTTTAGGTGCTGGTGTAGTAATAAAAGGCTTTGTTAATGCTGGTATTCAAATAGAAAATTTAGAAGTACAACTTAATGCTTTATTTGGATCTGCTAAAGAGGGTAAAAGAGCATTAAAAGAAGTAACAGATTTTGCCGCTGGAACTCCATTTGAATTAAAAAATATTCAGCAAGGTATAACTGCATTAGCTACAGTAAGAAAAAGAGCAGAAGAAAATGGAGTATCATTTGAAGAACTTTTAAAAATTACAGGTAATACTGCTACTGTTTTAGGTGGCGATTTTGCTCTTGCGGCATTACAAATTCAAAGATCTTTTAGTGCTGGTATTGCAAGTGCAGAATTATTTAGAGAAAGAGGTGTTAGAGCAATGGCAGGCTTTTCTGCTGGAACTAATATCTCTGTAAATGATTCAGTTAAAGGATTAAAGAAAGCTTTTGGAACAGGCGGAGAATTTGGAAATTTAATTGACGATTTATCAAAAACTTTATTTGGTACTATATCTAACATTAAAGATGCTTTTTTTATTTTTCAAGTTGAAGTAGCAAAAGGTTTTTTTGGAGCATTAAAAGATAATTTAGGAGATCTTAAAAAGACTGTAGAAACAAATAAACAATCTATTGCAGAATTTGGAAACACTATAGGCAAAGGATTATCTTCTGCTATTAATGGTACAGTTAGTGCAATTAAATTTTTAAAAGAAAACTTATCAATCTTAATAGCTACTTTTAAATTTTTTATTGCTTTAAAAGTTGTTTTATTTTTTAAAAACTTAGCTACATCTATTGCATTAGCAAAAACTGCTATGCTTGGATTTAATAAAGCAGTTAAGAAAAATTTATTAATAGGTGGACTAGCATTAGTAATTTCACAAATAGATATTTTTATAGCTAAGATAAAAGAGTTAGCTGGTATAGGTAGCGATGAATTAGAAGATATGCTTGAGCCTGGTCTTAAGTTTATGGAAGTTACAGATCGTTTTGGAAATACTATTAAAATAGTAGTTAAAGATTTAGAGCATGCTTCTAATGTTATTGATATAGGTATGTTGCCACCTATTAAAGAAGCAGAAACAAGATTTCAAAAAATAGTTAGACATATAAAAGAAACTATAGAAAAAATAGGAACTCTTAACAAAGAAGCTTTAGAAAAAGCTAAAGAAAAATTTACTAATATAAAAGATACGATAGCAAAAGGCATTAATGATGGAATTAAAAAAACATCTGATGCTTTAGCTAGATCTGTAATTTTAGGAGAGAATTTAGCAGATTCATTTAAAAAAATGGCACAACAATTAGCAGTTAAAGTTTTAAGTGCAATTATAGAAATTATTGCAAGAAAAGGAGTTGAACTTGCTATAGAAAAATTAATTACTAAAGAGCATGAAAAAAGAATGAGAATGAAACATCATTTTAGTGGTGGTGGTAGTTTGTTATCTACAGGGTTAAGTATTCTTGGTGGATTTTTAGGATTTGATAAAGGTGGTGCAGTATCAAAAGGAAAACCTATAATGGTGGGAGAAAGAGGACCAGAAATGTTTATTCCTAACTCTACAGGACAAATAACTCAATCTGCAAGAGGGACAACTGCTGGAGCAGTAAATGTTAATTTTAATATAAACACAGTAGATGCTTCTGGATTTGATGATTTACTTACAAGATCTAGAGGAACTATAACTGCTATTATTAATAGTGCAGTTAATGAAAGAGGAAGAGAGGCTTTAATTTAATGTCAGGTGCATTTCCAATATCTTCAGCAAATTTTGAAACTATGGGCATTAAGTCAATGCAAAATACTATAATTTCTAAATCTCAATCTGGAAAGAAACTAGCAAGACAAATAGATAATCAAAGATTTGGATTTACTGCTAAAATTATTACTGCAAAAAGATCTGATGTATATGGAGATCTAATGGCATTTATAGTTAAGCAAAGATCAGGAAAAGAAAATTTTACAATAATCCCTCCAGAAGTTCAAAATGCAAGAGGTAACGAAACAGGAACAGTTTTAGTTAATGGTGCACATTCTGTAGGAGATACAACGATAGCATTAGATGGCTTTGCAAGTGATGGTGCTGGCAGATTTAAAGCGGGAGACTTAATTAAATTTGCCTCACACTCAAAAGTTTATATGATTGTTGCTGATGTAACAAGTTCTTCTAATGCGGCAACTGTAACTATAGAGCCACCTTTAATTAGTACATTAAGTGATAATTCTACAGTTACCTATGATAATGTTCCTTTTACAGTTTACCTTACTAACGATATTCAAGAATTTGGAGTAGTAGGTGCAGATGCTTCAGGAAATTTATTATATCAATTTGAATTAGATGTCGAAGAAGCTCTTTAATGGCAAAATATTTAATAACCCATTGGGTCACTGCTGATTTTATTGCAGAAAAAGTAGTAGATGAAAGCGAAATAGATCAAGCTAGAAATGATTTAAAAGGAAATACTATTCCTAATGGAAGTTTTAGTTTTGTTATGCTAAAAGGGACAGAACGAACAATAAGAACAACATACGAATTATATGACGAGAAGCTTAACATCAGCAGTAAAGACAGAACTAGCGACAAATGATATTAGACCAATACACCTTATCACTATTGGTTTCGGTACTCCTGTTAATATTACTGACTGTTCTTTCTCGTTAACATCTTCTGTTTCTGGATCTTCTGTAACTTATTCAGCTAGTGATTTTATTTTAGGTATATCTAATTTTTCAGAAGAAACTGAACTAAGTAAATCTAGTGTAAGCTTACAATTATCAGGAGCAGATCAAACTTTTATTTCTACAGTATTAAATGAGAATGTTATAAATGATAGTGTTACTATATTTAGAGGATTTTTAAATGATTCTAATGCTCTTATTTCGGATCCTTTTATGCTTTATAAAGGACAAATAGATGAGTTTAATATTCAAGAATCAGATACAGAAAGTATAGTAGAACTTCAAATAGTTTCGCATTGGGCAGATTTTGAAAAAAGAAGTGGTAGAAAAACTAATAACACTTCACAACAAAGATTTTTTTCTAATGATGTAGGAATGGATTTTAGTTCACAAACAGTACAAGATATTAAATGGGGTAGAGCATAATGCCTTTCGGAAAGATATTTAGAGCAGTAACGAAAATATTTAAGCCTGTAATTAAGATAGTATCAAAAGCAATATCATGGTTAGCACCTAAGCCACCTGATCTGCCTGATTTTGGA